ATCACGAATCTCGAGTCCTTCTTGAGTGATGAGTTCAAGCCCTTGCTCCTCTTCACCTTCACGGTGACGAAGGCTGCAGACGATCTCGGAGAGGTCAGTTTCACTTTCAACGAGCGGAATGAGTTGGTGTCACGCGTATCAGGCGGTGCCACCTACACTCACCTGCTGTGGAGCTTTGAGACTGACATCTTCAAGTGCGTCCGCACGACCTGCGGTGTCCCAACCCAGGTAGCATTCTTCAATGTTGACAAACGCCGCGTTGATGACCACCACTCATTGGTACTCATCACTCCCACCGGACGCTGGAATGGTTTTCCTGCCATTTTAGCCAACGGGCTCGAGGGTACGAGACCACGGCGGTTCAGACCGGTAAAGCATACTCCGAACGGATCCTTCACGAGGTTCCACGTGCAGACCACAAAGGGTCTGTTCACCACCACCGGAGTGCCAGGTCAGCATGTTTGCGCATACCTTCCAGCACGCTATGATAACGGTCTCGAAAACATAGCGAAATCCCTTTCCGTGAAGATCGGCCAACCAACAGTGTTGCAATTCTTTGAGGAGAACGGGCTAATGGAGATGAAGGCATCAGCCTCAGTAATGGTATCCTGGCTACGTGCCATCACCAAGGAGAAACCTATTGAGGTAGAAACCGTCTTCCCAGTGGCAAACGGTGTGATCAGTTTCGACCACAACCCCGCTAAGTACAACCCTGAGGACAAGCCCAGTCTAGTTCCTTTCATGAACGCACTAGTGAACGGTGCTCACGCACCGCTCCAAAGTAAGGGCAATGAGGAACATGCTGTCAAAACAAGGGTCAATGACTACAAGCGCCCACCCAGTGCCCAGAAGTATGAGTACTTCATGATGGATTGCATGCAGGAGTTCATCGAGAGAGCTATCCCGAAAGGGTCTCTAGTTCCACTCACCCTTGAGCAAGTGCGTGAACGCCAAAACCGTGCCTCCCAACGACTAATCCTTGATCGTGGGGAAGTGGAGCCTCCCCGAGGTTTCATAACGGCATTCTTGAAGAAAGAGGCCACACAAAAGGCCGGCGACCCACGGCTTATCGGTACGTTTGATGGTAACACCAAGATGCACATCGCCTGCTTCATGTACGCATTATATGAAGCTGCGAAGGCTCTACCATTTTACGGATTCGGTAAGCCACCAGCTGAGGTTGCCGCTGGCATAGCCAACGCTTGCAAGAATTCAAACCATGTGGTTAACACTGACTACACCCGGTTTGATGCGACTGTAACGGCTGTGGCTCGCCTCTTCGAGTGGAAGATGCTCATTCACGCATTCGGACCAGAGTACCTGACCATTTTGGAGAAACTCCATAAGACGCAGTACAATCAGAAGGTCCGCTGCTCTAAGGGCACCAAGTATGACGCTGACTTTGCGCGCATCTCCGGCGAGATGGGGACCGCCATATGGAACCTGTTCCTCAATGCTTTCGTCGCATACATGGCATGGCGTATGACCGTCGTGGGTCACCACGGACCCCACCGTACGTACGTCCAGGCTGATGAGGCATGGGAGAATCTCACCGAGAAGGCACAATTTGCGGGCGACGATGGTGTCACTGGGGACATCGAAGTTGCGATGCTAGAAGCCGCCGCCGACAAGATGGGTTTCATCCTGAAGGCGCTCAAGGTGAACAAGGGGCAACCTGGCGTGGAATTTCTCGGACGCAAATACATGTCCACTGTCTGGTGGGGTGATCCCAACTCAATGTGTGACCTCGCCAGACAACTATCGAAATTCCATACCACTGTGACACTCCAAGGTGTCACAGAGTTGGAGAAACTACTGGAGAAGTGTCGTGCTTACGCACTCACTGATGGCAACACACCCGTCATTGGACCCTTCTGTAGGGCCGTACTGGCGGCACACGGTGCCGAGGTTGAAATGACCGAGGCAACCAGAGCCATCCGGAGGTGGGGTTCCGACATCCCACTGGAAGTGCAGTATCCCAACGAACTCTGTGATGAATTCAACCACATCGCAGAAGCCTCTCTAGCACCCTATTGCTTTGACTTCGCCGCTTTCCAAAAGTGGCTCGACAAGCCGAAGCAACTGGCTGACTACCTCAGACCACCCACGCTCAGTGAAACCAAGGCTCAGACATATCCTGGGCGTGTGGTGGTCGGACCCATAGGCAACGAGGAAGTGCTTGGGCCCGAGGTGGCCCCCGAGGAGCATGACCCGGACGAGAGCAAAAGCGATGAGGAGGAGAACTCTGAGCTAGGCCCTCGACCTGGGAAAATTCCTGGTAAAGCAACTTCCGAGCAGGCTGCTCAATACTTTGCTGACATGGACTTTCTGGCGACCGCTACCGCCGAGTCAAGTTTTGGCAAAGGTAAATCCAAAGATCTGTCTGAATCTACTTCAACCAATAGCAACCCACCGGCCACCGTAACTCCCAAACCTAAGAAGAAGGCGCCTAAACAGAAGAGCGACACTTCAAAGGAAGAGGTTGATGCGGTGGACAGTGGAGAGCCACGGCCCAATGACGACGGGCCAAAGAAGAAGGCACCAAAGCGGAAGGGTGCCTCTCCTAAGGGAACGGACGCCACTAAGGATGGTGGACAACCAGAACCCAAGGATGAACCTGGCCCTCAAACTAAGGGCCGGAAGGGAAAGAAGAAAGACACCACCTCGGCCAAAACAAGTGGTGAATCAGACTCCCAGTCGAAGACCGAATCCAAACCGCGTAGGAACCGTAAACGGAATCCGAAACGGAAGGACGACGCCAACGCTGGGAATTAGTTGAATTGAACACCGGGACTTTGGCGGGCACACCTTGGGTGTCCGCATTCGTTTTTAATGTCGTTCTGGAATATTTACAGATCGTTCTTTGTCCAAAGTCCCGTGATAACGGATACGAAATGCCCAACAGACCTAAGCAGCCAAAGCAGTCAAGGCGGAAGCCAAACCGCAGGAGACGGCGCAACCAACGCGCGCAACGCTCCTCTGGTTTGTCCCCTTATGCTAGAATGCTTGCGGATCCTTGCAACGCTACCCTCGTTCCGGGTCTCTACGGAGATTCGGAAGGACTCCTCGCAAGACTCAAGTCCGAGCTGACGTTTTCCGGCAACAGTGACACCGGCACTTGTGGGTACATGCTGTGGCTGGCTGACGCCCATGGTGCCCGTCAGTCCGGCGCTGGGACCTACCGCACCGGCTCTCTCATTGGCTCGCGGTTCGCCAACACAGGCGCTTCTGTGACTAATACTGCCGCGACACCTGCATACTGCGGTGTAGACGTGGCAACCAGCTACGGTCAAGGCTTTAGCCTACCAGACCCAGCTCTACAGTTAGTTAATGGAATAGCCCGCGACGCTCGTACTTTGAGTGCGTGCATGCGTGTAGCGTACCTAGGTTCTATGCAGTCTGCTGCAGGACAGGTTGCATTCCTGGAGAATGTTCCCCTAACCAATGTGCTGAACTGTGACGTGGATGAGCTCTTCCG